ACTCCTCTACGGTTAGATTGAGGAGAGTCAAAACAATCTTTGTTATGGGCTCCCCCATCATAACGCCCCTGGCCTGTCTCTCAGAGACGTGCCCAGGTGCGGTAAACGTCCGGTCACTGTTTAACAGTGATAGGACCAACGGTAGCAGCTTGGACTTGAAGCCCAAGCCTCTACAGAAACCCAAGAGGATCGCTTCAGCGACCTCCTTGGGGATCACGTCGGTGGCCTCAGAGAGGTCACTCGACAGAACACTGCTTCCCTCAGGGAAGGTTTTGTTCTCAAACAGATACAGAGCCTGCCAGGCCTGGTCTGTTTTCATCAACCCACTCGTCGCCGACGGGTGTGAGCTGATGACATTTTTCAGAGAGTGTGAAACACTCTGCTGTAGAATGGTAAGCCAGAAGGGACCTGTGGTCACTATTCTGGCTTTATAACCGGGCTCGGGTACTGTAAGTACCCGGCATGGGATTCCCAAACCGGTTAGTTCCCACTGTTTGAATTTTATCCACGCAGTGACGAGGATCTGATTGCCTATGGCCTCATCAAATCCTTGATGGTAGGGATGGAGTTTTGCAAACTCCTCCTCCATAATTGGCTCCCCAAACTGAGTTTCGGGATACCAAACATAAGGTGTCTCACGACACCAGTGTCTCCACCTAGGCTGTCCTGCAGGACAGGTTAGGGGACCCCAGGGGGAAGGGGTAACCTCTTCCTCCTGTGGTGAGAAATTCATGACCTCTTGAAGAGCGTCACGAATCTCTTTACCACGACCACCGTCTTTGACCGTGGCGTAGTAACTACCCGCACCATTCAGTGAAACGTGCGGTAGTCCATAACTCACTGATTTCTTTGAACTCAGTGACTTACACTTCTCTCCGATTCTTTCAGAAACCTCGAGAAGGTTCGAAATCCATACAGGGTCATAGACCCATGGAGTTTCGATGGTACAGAAGAACTTTGAAAGTGCCTTCTGTTCGGCCCTCGAATCGCCACTTGCAAAGTGACGTGTAGAGGTTAGGTGAGCAAACTTCTCTGAGAGAGATTTGCTAACCTCTGAGTTACACATCTTGATTACATCAGGATGTCCGCTCAAAGCCCTCCAAAAGAAGTTTTCTTTTGAAGGGGTAGGTAAGACCGGGCTAAGCTCGGCGTACCTATTGTAGAGGAAGGAACACAGTTCCTTCCAAAGCGCTACGATCGGTCCCATACCATATGGTCCCATTGTCAAGATCTTCCTTACTACAAGTAAGACGATCTTCCTACCCTCGCCTCCTTTAAGGAACAGCGAGGGGTCGAACAGGAGCAAACTATCAATGATAGCGTGAACCGTATCTTCGATACGCTTCAGCTCCTTAACAGGTCTGCTAAGAAGAATCCTAGCAGACCTGTAAGACAGCCCAATGTTACTCTGTAACCACTTGGCTCTCTTAACGGTTGCGTTCTCAGAACGCGTCCGACTCGATCCTGAATATTTAATATCCAAAATCGAGAAACACCGCGAACCAATGATATAATCATTGTTCGGGTGTAGGATAGGTAGGTAACCCTTTGGGTTACCTCGCCTATCCTTACTGCTCACATCCGCGCTGGATCCCGAAGGATTCCGCGTTGTAGATGTTGGCATGTAAGCTGGTATGATACTT